AAAAGTTTTTGGAGTATTCTCAAAGTCAAGTGCTGCTTCAAGGTCGGGTAGATACTGCAACAACTTTTCCATGTCGCTGTCGTAGTCATCTTGAAAACCTGCTTGTCGCGGTGTGTCGCCGGGACCAAAACTTGCACCTGAAGTTACTGGCTCGTCGGGTCGCTGTGTTGGTGAAAACAACGACGCAGGCGGCTTTGGTGCTGCACCCTTAGGCGCACGAGCAGCCGGTGTAGCCTTCATTGGGGCCGATGCCTGAATAGCCTCAAACTCTTGGTTCTCACCGTAGGGCATGCCCGACATTTCTGCCTGAACTTGCTGCGGTCCACCGTCGGTGCGCTGTGACAAACGGCCTGGACCGGACACAGGGGCAGGGTTTTGTGGACGACGCATACCGCCTCGTTGTTCAGCCATCTTCATCCTCCACATAAACAATCTTTGGTTCAATCAGTTCGGAATCGGGTGTGGGACCAAACTCATCATCGTCCCAATCACCCAAATGCCCGTACTCATGCAACGTGTACAAAGACTGATCGAACAGCCCTTTCATGCGGCTCACCATGTCGTCAGCAACGTCAGGGTTCCAGCCAACACCCTGAGCAACAATCCCAAGATGTAAGTCTAGGTAGGCAAGATGAAGGCTCATGTCACGCATTGGAACTCTCATTTCCTTGCCCTCCTAAAATCTTTACTAGCCCTTGCCCTTGGTTCCCTTGGTGTGCATACCAAACTTGATCTTGTCCATGTCGCTGGACTTGCTTCCGCTCTTATCCTGAACCGGCACGGCGACAGGAGCCGTACCATGTCCACCCTTGTTAGGCTGTGGCATTATTTTCTCCCTTGTTTCTCCACCAAACCATCCGGTTGGCGAAATCTAATTCACATACAATTATTGGTTTGTAACCTTGATTGGTTTTTTGCAATCCCCAAAACGAGAATCGCTTTACCACTTTTCTTTATTTGCCCAGTAAGCCGCAGACATTTTGCCCTTGGCAATGTTCCTGCGGTGACGAGACTTAAAGTTGGCCCTCTTTTGCTTGGTTGCGGCAGACTCACCGGACTTAGGTTTACCTGCGGTCTTTGCGCCTTGCTCGCCAAATCGAATAGTCTTGATCTTGCCGCCCTCTTTAGCCACCACAATGTGCGACTTCTTCGGGTGATTTGGTGTGCGCTTCGGCTTGTTGTAGCCAGAAACACCAGCACGCTCAAGGCGAGGATCTTTTTTGGCAGGCATTAGTTCTTGTTCTTTCCCTTGTTCTTGGCCCGAGTCTCTTCCATAGCCTTAAACAAAGAATCTTCCTTCTTCTTCTGCCGCATCTTCTCTACCTTGATAGCCCGAGCAGTGCGTCGCTTTTGGTTAGGCGGCTCGCCCTTTTTGCCCTTGTTGCCATCTTTGTAGGTGCGCTTAGGCGCTGCCTTCTTAGCAGTAGACTTTTTCTTTGCAGGCATTACTTCCTCTTCCTCTTCACGGCAGCGTTATCAACGAGATTCGGGTAAGGCCGACCGGCCTTCTTAGCGCGAGCCTTAGCCGCAGACTTCTGCGCTGGAGTCAAAGGCGTAGATTTCTTCTTGGGATTCTTCTTATCCCAAAACGGTTTACGGGCGGCGACCATTCTCAGGAGCCTTCTCAATCTTGATGTTTGGCATCTTGGAAGAATCTTCAGGATGAGCGCCATCCCCGCCCATCTTTTGATCCATGTCGGACCAACATCCACAACTAACGCACATACACATCTCCTAGATTGGTAGACGGCGGCTAACGCCAGCCGTCAGATTCGGTTCTCCACCAGCCCCAAGGCTTGCCATAAGCATCTGTAGGTCGGGGCGACCGCCAGGTGACATGCCTGCCTGACCCGGTGCTACGCCACGGAGTAGCCCCGTAGCCTCACTAATTCCTTCTAGGTCTTGCCCAGCACCACCAGGGGGAGCCTCACCAGGGGAACCGACCATCCCTGCGGTTTCCTCACCCGTAGGCTCAACCCCCGGTGGTGTGGGGATTTCCTCAGGCGCGAAAGCCTCTGACACAATCTCTTCTATTGGCCTACCCTTTTGTCGCCCGAGAATGATTTCTGATAAGCGTGACAGAACTTCACCGGGATCAATACCAGACTGCGCCAACACTGGCACAGCCTGTGCATACCCCGCTACTGCTTGCTTCAGCGAGTCGCGCATCTCTTCGATATCAACTTGCTGCTCTTCTTCGGTAGCGTTCAAGGCAAACGGCATTTGCCGCCTAAGGAAGTCGCGGCTAATCAAACGATCACCACGAGCCTGCAACCCAAACACGAGCGCACGGTTCGGGTCCAATCCAGCCATAAGGCCGTATTGCACATCTACGGTGTAATCGCCCTTAATATCGCGCTCAGGGCGGTACTTGATTTCGTAGGGTGTGCCGTCGGCATTCCCGCGTAGCGTCTTAGTTTCTGAGCCATACAACATCTCATCAACCATGAATGCCTTGCGTACAAGGTTCTGGAATGTCTTGGCGAACATCGCCTGACCAGTGCGGATCTGGGTGTCAAACCCTGACATGAGGGCTTGCACGCCTCGCCCGGTCACAATAGAACCCTCAACCTCGCCCGTGCGAGCGTCGGGGTAACGCGAACCTTGACGCAACTCTTGATCCAAAATGCTTTGCTGTGCAAAAGCACTACTTGGAACCTCAATGGGTACGCGACGAACGCGCTCACCATTGGCTGTACGGATAACACTGTCGAGGCCAAGGGCTAGTTCTTGCGCGTCTGGCGGCAGGACAATCGGAGCCTGCACGGACTTCTGCGCCGCCTCAAGACTCAACAGGGCAAAGCGAGCCTTAGCGACCTGCACTGCCAGCACATCGTCAAACTGACCGTGTGACTCGTCATCTATACCGGGGCGTTGCGTCCACTCCACCAGGCATTCGCCCACCGGATTCTTGACACTCTCTAGAACCACGCCCTGACGGGTGGGCAGGAACAGCATATCCACCTTGGAGTCGTGGTAGCGAACAACCTCAATCAGTTCGTTACCCATAGACGACTCGCGGATAGCACCCTCTACTGCTGGATACATAGCGACCAGTTCGTCGCGGGTCTTGTAGAATGAGAAGTACGCAGCATCTATCTGGCCCCAGCGGTTAAATACCGGGTACGCGCCAATCGAATCCATGAACGTGATGCGTGGCATCTGGTTCTTAGCGTCAATCTCCACGATAGCAGGCACAAAGCCATAGGTGAAGTAGCGGTCAGCCGCTGTGTACATTTGACGCTGTACGTCACTGTAGTCCAGGTAGCCATTGACGATGCGGGTACGCTTCTCAGCGAACTCTCGCGCAGTGTCCGACACCATCTTGGCGCTGGCGCAGTTGAATGCAGGTAGCGGAGCCATGACCTCAGACAAGTCACGGGCTGCAACGTCCACCATGTTTGCCACAATGCCACGGTCGAACGGCCCCTCAGGGAACAGGTCGGGGTACACATCGCGCATGCGCCCCTGCCGCACGGCAAGAACGTTCTGCATACGCTGGTCCCGCTCGCCCCACCGGGCCTTCATGCGGTCGTAGTGAGACTTGATCGCACGCAGTGAGGACGTATCACCGTCGTTACTGCTGAAATTCAAGTCGTCATACATGCTGCTCAAAAATCCTCCTACGCCCCAATGGGCTTCCAAGCCCCTGATGCCTCTGCTTCAAGGAGGCTGACGGTCGTTTGCTGACTTCTATCCCACGGGGTCAGGAAAGCGTTATTGACATGGGACCGCGTATAGTTACTCGCCAGGGTTACCCGGTCCCTGCACGCTAGTTCAGCAAACCACAAAGCCATTACAATGTCGGTCTTTTGGTTTTTCGGTGCGCCAGGATGCCAGGTAACTAACTGCTCTATCAGTTGTTTGGCGCTTTCTTGCCCATGCGTGGAGGGCAACTCAATCAACTCGTAGCCATCTTCCCAGCCATTCCACAGGATCGTCATAGAGGCCACGCCGAAGTCTGCGTCGTGCTTATTCTGACCAGTAAAATGTGGCTTGATGACACTGCCACGGGAGGAACAGAACTCGTTCAACTCCCTATCATGCACCAGGAAACCCTGAAATCCATTCCTCTCAATGCGCCATTCGGATATATTGTACCTATCCGTCCAGCCCTTAATCATTTCCCGCATAGCCTCAGGAGTAATCCCCGGCTTATTGTAGATATCTAGAACATAACGCTTCTGCGTCTTAATATCTAGCCCTACAACCACGGCAGCGGTATGCCCAGCGGTAGCCGGGTCAAGGCCAGCGACAATAACTAGCCCTTCCATTCCCTGCGGTCGGCAGTTAACCATACCTTTCGGTATCGGACCAGCCATACGATTGCCGTTAATACTTGCTTTGATGGCATCGCCATTAAAAATAGCATCATCGGACACCTGCTGTTGCTGGTAGACCATAGCCCACGCACGCGGGGATACCCTGCGGCGCTTCTGAAATAGCCTTGACCCATCCCACTTGGGGTACAAGCCGTCCTCATCAGCCTCCTGGGTGTCTGCTTTAGACCCTGGTTCCGGCTGGTTAGACTTGGGCCAGAGAGTTACCCAGTCTTTCGGATCGTCTTTGAAGTCAAGGACGGCAGGCATGGAGAGATATGACCACGGCGATTCCTCATCAGGGTAGCGGTGAGGGTCGCGGAGTTCGGAATATAAGTCCTTCGCCGCCAAGCGCGTTCCCACGACGAGCATACTTCCTGAAGCCGATACACGAGATATAACCTCCGATTGAAGCCAGTCAATCTGCTTATCGTACTCGTGTGCGTTAGTCAGGTCAACCGTATCGTCAAGAATAATCAGATCGGCGCGTGCGCCGTAAATATGCCCCCGAATACCCAGGGCCTGCACTGTGGGGTCTTTCTCCCCAGAATCCCTGGCATCGTCAGACACATAAATCATGGTCTGGTTCCACGCCTCAGAGTTCTTATCGAACCCACCCATCGGCGCGTAGGCTGTAATCATCTCGTCGTAGCGAGGATGCGTCAGGCGAGTCTTGATCGCGTACAGCATCTTCTTCGCCATCTCCGCAGTCTTAGACACCAGGATCACGCGAATGTTCGGGTCCATACAGATCCGATAGCACACATAATTAATGGTGATGCTGGTAGTCTTAGCATGCTCCGGCGGCATGTTTACCATGACCAGATCCCGCTCACCCTTCTCAAAGGTCATACTTGGGTGAGTCCAAGCCGGATCGCGGCCCTCTAGCATATCCACCACATTGGTCATGTGAGGGAACACCTTGGCATCTAGATACTTCTCTGAGAAGTCAGGGAATGAAATCCACTCCCGCTCACGCGGCCCAGAGATTTTCTCCAGATTCTTAATACGCTCCACGGCGACCAGGAACTCAGAGTCCTCACGCCGCCAGCGTTCGTAGGTAGACCTATTGCGACCAATAACTTCCAAGGCTTGATTAATGTTCATGCCTCGTTGCATTTGAGTCAAGAAGTCTTGCTTTACCGAGGCAAGATCTTGACCTGCTTTTCTTCCTGCCACGGTTATCAAATCCTTCCACCTAATACCAAGGCGGCTCCCTGAGAGCCTTGGTCTGGTTTGGTCAAGTAGAGGGGAGGGAGGGACGGACAATAAGGGAGTCCCGACCGACCCGTCACCGTTAGCCTTCGCTCTTCGGCTACGGCTCCCGGTGAGTAGCCACAGGTTCGGGGTTTTAAAAAACCCCTCACTATATATATCCCTGTCCAACTACCCAAAACCGGACACCAAAAATGAAAAGTTTACCAAATCGTTACATAAAAATAGGACAAAACCGGACATACTAGGACACCAAGGCCGACAATATCACGCACATCTAAACCCTGTATATATATATACTACCCTACCCCTACTTTATAAATACCCCTGGGTCAGACATTGTGAATGTGTTCACGTTCACGATTGACCCGTCCTGTCCGACTATCGGACACCCAACTATGGTGGGGGATATGTCCGATTTATCACGACATAGTAGGATAAATACTATTATATCCCGCAATGTCGGCATATTCGGGAACCGACTACCGTCGGGGTATACATATCGGACATTGTGCACATATGTTGCATATCATTCCAGCACGGACATGACGGACATATCAGACACTTATAGTCGCATACCCCTGGGGGTATTGACATGGGTGGGGAAGTGTGATATGGGGTGGACATATCGGACATTGCGGGCATGCGTCCGATTATCGGCCAATTTCAGAAAGTTTTCAGAATGTCCTATTTTGTCTGTTTTGTCCTATTGACAGATTTTTCGACCTCGTGGTAGCCTTTCGGTACGAAAGTTGATCGTAATGCGCTGCTAGTAGCAGTCCCTAGGGGATGGCAGCCACCGAAAAACTTTCGAGAAAATGCTAGAAAAT